ATATAGCTTAAAAACAGTGAGATTTCGTCTGGTTCTGGTTTTTTATCAAAGATGTCTCCAGCTATCACATGCACATCCACACGTTGTTCTAAAGCGATTAGCTTGCGAAACATTTCTCTGAATCTGTTCACTTGCCAATCGTATGGAACTTTTTTCTTATGCAGATTGATATGCCAGTCTGCAGAGCATAAAATTTTAGTCATTCATTCCTCTTTTATATGTTGTTTCTTTGCTACCCAAAAGTCTTGAACAAACAGAGAGTGTTTAGTAAAACAGTCATTCAGTGCTGTTTTAATATCATTAGCACGTTCAGGGTGGTCTGTAATAGCTCTTCCACAAAACATGCCTGTAGTCTTTAGTTTTGGTTTCCAAGCATCTACATTTCGAGTAATAGACTCATAAGATAAGTCAATATCAATAAAAATTATATCAACGCTTTCATCTTGAAACCACTTAACAGCTTCAAGATCTCGTTCCCACATTACAGTAGCATTATTTTTAGTTCTACAAAAAGTCTCTATATCAGCTTTCCAAGACTTAAAATCATATTGCCTGTGCATTCTTATTTCAGAGGGGTTATATTTATATTGTGTAAACTTTTCTCTGTGCGTATTGTCGAATGGATCAACACCAATCCATTGAAAGGTTGGACACAATTGCACTACTTTTTTAAAATTCTCTCCCTGACCTATTCCAAGCTCAACACCTATTTTAAAAGAATAGTGATTTACAAGATGTGCAATAATGTCCCATTGATTGTAACTAATAGAATTATTCCAGCCTTGATATAATAAATTTTTAGTTGCCATTGCTCTATTTTTATGCTAATTTATGTTTGTTGTTTGTGAACTACGTAACACCGTAGGTGAAAAGCTGGTGAACAAGGCTTGAACCACTATGTCGTAGCGTGGGTCTCGGAGAGACGCAGCCAGGGCAACGGAGTTGCCTAAGCGTCACGTCACACTTGTGTCTACACTTCAAGATACTGAAAATCTTGTGTATACCACATAGCAAAGGTATATCTCTCACCCTTAGTTACTTTTGTTACTCCATGTACAAACTTGTCATTTGATGGAAAAACCAATAAGGTATTAGCTTTTGGTTTATAGCTCCATTCAAGTTTTGGAAAATATATTTCTCCACCCTCATATAAATCATTTATATAATAAATTGCAGACCATGTTCTGAAGGATGTTGGGTGATTAGTCTGATCACCATCAGGCCAAGAATTATCTGAATGAACAGTCATCTCTCTGCCAGTTTCCCATCGAGTTAATTCTGTATTATCTGGAAAATGTAGTTCTCCAGTATATTCATGAATTAATTGTTGTCCTAAAAACCTACAAAGATTCATATAAGATTTAAAAGTAAATCTAACTTCATTTTGAGAATCCAAGAGTTTAAAGGGAATTGTTCTCCCTCTAAACTCTTCGATAGTTTGAGCTTTTGTAAAATACTGATTATTGAATAAATGTTTATTTTGATCTAAGAATCTACAAAGATTAGGCCAGTGATATTCATCATCAAAGACTTCTCCTCTGATGATGATATTATTTAAGCATTCAGTTCTTTCTTCACCCGTTATTGGTTTTAATTGATAAGTTTTAGCCTCTGCCAATGATTTTTCCAACATCACCTTCAAAAGTATAACTCCCAACATGGTTGAGCTTTGTATTTGGATCTAACCAAATCTCTCCACCAAGCTTTTGCCAACGACGACAAAAAGTATAGTCTTCTGATAGATAACGATTATCATCAGGGTCTAACCAAGTATCAAATAAAGCATAACAATACTTGTTAAACTTTGGATCAATGTTTGAGTCATTACGATAGTGAAGTTCTGGATAAGCTTGCATCATTTTTTCAAAAACTTCACGCTTTACTAAAAAGAAACCTGTTGAAGCATCTAACACTTCAACGGCACCGTTTTCAACACGTACTTGTTTCTTTTCAATATCTTGAAATTTAAAATTAATAGCATATTGAACTGGTAAAGCTTTTTTAGGATATGCTGCAGCCATAATAGGTTTGTCATATGCTAATGCTCGAAGAATTGAATCTGCATCAAACTCGATATCAGAGTCAATAAACATGAGATGCGTACAGTCAGATTCCATAAACATTGCTGTAAGAATATTTCTTGCACGAGTAACAAGTGATTCATTACGAAGAGTTGTAACTCTAAAGTTGATTCCATGTCTCATGAGTGTTTGAGAAGCACGAAACATAGATAAAAAGAATTGATCCGTTAGCATTCCACCATAACAAGGAGTTGCAAAAAATATATTATGCTTTCTAAGAGCTTCTAAATCAATTGTTGCTTGATTACCTTCAACGGCTTTGAAGGCACCGAAAGAGCGTTCTTTCGGTGCTTCTTTACCATTAGCAGGTTTCATATCTGCTAAAGATTTTTTCATTAGGCTAAATCATCCACGTCTTCTACAGGCTTGAATTCGTCGGAAACATCTCCCGCGAAATAAGAGGTGTTTTGTAACAACCACTCTTTTTGTTCATCATAAGTTTGACGCTTATAGATTTTTGAAAGATCAAATAGTTCAAGCTCTTTTTCAGCATCTGTAAGAGGTGCGTTATTACGAGCTGGAATGATTGAGTACTTAACGTTTTGTGGTAGAGGTCCTGTCTTTTCTTTTTTAATGGTAATATCGTAACCATTACTTGGATCTGCAGGATTACCGTAGTCTGGATTTGTTGCGTAATCTACAATCTGTGAATAGATTGTGGCTCTTAGATCAAATAGCTTAATTGAACCGTCTGAACGGTCAATTACATTACACACATAAGAGAATTGTGGCTTATCAGAATAGATAGCTTCGTCAATTTCTTTGAAAGGGTCTTGAGCAGAATTATCAAAAGATTCTGTCTCACGTGAGAATTGAAGACACTCAACAGGCATTTTTTTACCTTCTTTTGTTACTACCCAATAGCAGTAACGAGGCATTACATCACCAATTAAACGTACTTTAGTATCACCAACACCAAGTGTTAGTCTTTCAATTTCTCTTCGTTGATTTGAACCAGAGGATTGTTTTCCTTTGGCTTGATCCCATGCGACCATAGTTGTTTCTCCTTTGTTGTTCGTAAGAACTTAAGTGTAGGATTTCCTCGACTCCGAGGACTCAGGTAAAAAATAAATTTTATCGCCTTTTATTTCGATATAAGGATTCATTAAATCTTTTCTTATATAAGTTTTTGCAATGTAATCTTGTTTTTCACTAATTCGCCTCATTGATAACATTTGCAAATATTCTGTTTTCTTTAAAATATTAACATTATGAGTTAAAAACCAAGGGTTTACAAAGTAACTCATAGGCTCTTGTGTTTTATAATGACACTCTAAACCTTTTTCAGTTTGTTCTAAAATACCAGCTGTAAATAGATGAATTGGTATGTGATTTATTTTAAGTGCGGTCATTAATCCTTTAGTTGTTCTTGGATTATACAATTTTGTTTGTGCAAAGGTCAAGATAAGAATGGCAGCTTGATCTTTTCTTGCCTTTGACTCGATTTCGTACCAATTAAAGTATGTAATATCCACGTTGTTTATACCATTCAAGACGTTTAGTTTGCTGGCGGGCTACAATACCCCCTGATAACCAAAAATCAACAATCATAGGAACTTGTTTATCAGGGTGCTCCCGTATGATACGACCAACTCGTTGTTCAAGCTTAATAGGATTGTTAGAAGGGCAAGTAAGATACAATGTATCCAGCCGATGACAACTAATACCTTCATCAAAGAGCTTAGTTGATAACACAGCTTTATATTTTCCTCCAACATTATCCAAAACATCTTTTCTTGTTGATTCATCTGATTCTCCTATCAGGCATACACTATCAGGTATTAACTCTTGTAAATCTTTTAACATTTGAACTCGTTCTCCTAATATAAGTGGACAACGACCAGTGACTATCTGACTTTTGGCAAAATTAGCGATAGCTTTCAAGTAATCTTTGTTAGCGCAAAGTTTGTTCAACTGGCGCGACCAATCTCTTTTCGGATCAATTACTG